TTAACATATCCCCCGTGAAATGCTTAACCGCAAAGGAAACCAAGAAATGCAAAACTATATCAGAACTGCTCTTGACCATATCCAAACCATGCGCCGTGTAGGACGCGACCATGCTTCGATTGCCGTTATCCCAAGCGAGTACAGTATCGGATATATCGCTGCCCGCATTGCCGCTGCAGGTTATACCGTAGCAGTAACGAAAGCCCGCAATATCCACGTTGCGTGGTAAATCGCAGAAGCGCCACAGCGCATCACAGACCGCGATTAAGCATTAGGGTAATACCCTAGCCTACCTCAACCCCTTAATCGCAATCTGTGGCCATCTGTGACCCGAGAAACGCTATATTTGAAAAAGGATGTATGATGCAAACTGGAAAACTGATAACTAACTGCCCGCATTGCGGGCGGGTATCTGCCCCGCATGAATACTACTGCGCCAATTGCGGTAGCCGCTTGCGCCCGCCTATCAAGTATTGTATCCATCATGGAAAGATGAGCGGGAATTATTGCGTAGTTTGCGGCTCTAGATTACTAACTGAAAAGGAAATGTGAACATGGAAATCCAACAACCCCAAGAACTGAACTATGAAGCCAAGCCCCTGCTGTTTGATGCAGCGTTGGCCAAACAATTTACCAAACTCGAACCCAATGCCGAGCTACCGCCCAACCTTTGGTGTCAGATGGTAGCCCTATCCAATATCAAACAAGTAGCATTGGCAGGCATTAACGCAATGGCATTGACATTGCCCAAAGAATACGACTCTCTTGAAATCCAAAGCATCTTCGTCGCTGCAGGCTACAAAGTAACGCTGGGCAAAGAACGTCGCATGCTTATCCAATGGGGGCGCTTGAAAGAAAGCGTAGAAAGCATGCTGTATCTGCCACAGAAAGATGCAGACGAATACTTTGGTTAATCAGGAAGACAATCATGATACCGTATGCCAGCCAAGTTCGCTTTATCTACAAGACCAGACAAAAGCTTGATTACTTGCCTATCAGAAACAGTGAGTGGTATGTCATGGTAGCATTGGCCATTATCAAGGCAGTTAATCATAGAAAGACATTAGCCATTATTGAAGCGCCCATGGGCGTTGATGTGGTAGAAGCCAAAGAGTATTTGCAAGGCGCGGGCTACCATGTATCTGTAGATGAGTACCGAGTTTTCACGATTTCATGGGCTTAAACCTTAGCAGAAACTGCCACGAAACTAAAAATCCGTGGCAATTTTATTACTCTGGTCTCGAACCTGAAAGCTACTAAATGCCAAATCAGGCTAATTACAGGCCTAATCAATCCCATCACAAACCAGTAAAACCATAATCTACCAATCTAATCAGGTAGCCTTAAAAGAAACTGCTAAGGATTTAAAGTTCCTTAGCAGTTTTATTACTCTTATCTCGAACCCGAAAGCTACGAAATGCTAAAACTTGTTCTTTCAGCCAAACCCACATAGTTTTTTGGATACCAGTTGCCGTTGATGTTTTCATTGAACCACCCTTCAGGCTGTTCGAGGATGTTGAAGCCGAATTGATATTTTACTTCGAGATAGTTCATATCCCGTTCTGTAGTACAAATAGCCAGTATTTCACGCTTGAAGGCATCAACGCCTTTTTCCTTGACCAATGCCTTCAATGTCACGCATGAAGACCAGTAATGTTTCCAATCTGATTCTTTGACTACCTTGGCACGTTTCCCGGCCTGCTTGCGCTTAAACCAAAATACCTTCTTGCCCAAATAGCGCCGCCCCGTTTCAAGTTCGGTAATCAGGTAAACAAATCCGAATGCCCCTTCAGGCACAGTATCAAAAGGTTTCCCGTTAAACAGCCACGGGTTTAAGTAAGGCTTTTCCTTACCTCTTGCCATAAGGTTTCTCCACGATGGTTCGGGCTTCTCCACGGTTATCATCCAAGGTAGCCCAGTATTTGTATGAAAAGGTCACTGTTACGTTTTGCACGGCATTATTGCCGTAACTCAAGTCAACGCTGGCCAGCGTTAAGGGATAGGCTTCAATCAGCTTCACGCCGTAGGCATCATTGCCTTCCCTATCCAATGCCCATATATGCACATCCGATGTGAACTCCGAATAGAAGTTCAGGGTATTGTCGTGGATATTGACCACAGCATTTTGCCAAATATCAAAGTAGCGCCGCGTATTGAGCGTACTATCGGCATAGAAGGTCATTGTTACGGGGTTATACATCTGACTGTAGGGCACGCGGTATGGCATGACCATCTGCTTGTGTTCATAGCTCTGCAGCATCCTATCCGGGAACATGGCGCTGTGGCACATAATATTGATTGCACCAGTACCATTATACAGGCTTTGGGATTGTCGAATCCTGCCCTGTTCTGACTGGTCATTGGTAATCCTGCCCGTATTGGGCACGCCTTTAGGCAGGTTAAACTCCATCCGGTATTTGTTAGGGATGGATATACCCCGCTGCATTTCGCTGAACAGCTTCAGCACTGACATATCTGCTTTGGTCATTATTTGTATCTCCTAGCATCTTTCCAAACGGTAGAATCAGGGGCTTTCTTGAATTGCTGTGTTGGCAGGAAGGCCACTTCTTCCCAAAAGCTCGAATTTACGCGCATGATTTTTGACTGAACATGACTGGCTAGGTATCGCTTGATGCAATGCTGAAAGAAGGGCACTTGCGACAGCCTAGTCAGCATCTTGTATGACAGATGCATGTATGTGCGCTTGCCATTCCCGCCAGTTCGGATTGTCTTACTATACTCCATCAACTTATCAAGCAGCTTTGCCCGCAAGATAGGTGGTAGGTAATGCAGGTTAAGGCCTAGCCAGCCATCCGCATACACGTTGATGCAGACAATCAGCGGGAAGGCATCCCAGTAAGGCAGCTTCTCTTTAGTCTTGGCGTCATAGACATACTGATACATCCCGCCGATATACATTTTCTGACGGCTGGATACCGCTGTGGCCACATTGCGTTCGTCATGGCTACCGCCTGCATCACGCAGCTTGCTTAGATACCAGCGCAGGCTGCTATCGGCACGTTTCTTCAAACGGCCTTGCCGGGTAGCAATGCGAACTTTCTTTTCAATCGCATTCTTCTCTTCCGGCGTTGTAGTAGAAGCAGACTTGGGTTGCTTAGGCGCTGTCTTGGTTAATTTGGGCTTGGCCGTCTTTGCCGCTGCAGCCTTGGCCGTTTTAACTGGCTTGGTATCCTTGGCAGTACGCAAAGGCTTAGTGTCTTTTGCAGTACGCTTTGGCTTGGTATCCTTGGCAGTCTTGGCCTTGGTTTCTTTGGGCGCAGTTTCAGGTTTGGCCTTGGCAGCCTTCTCAGCTTCCTTGGCCTTTTTGGATTTAACCGGGGCAACCCGTTTCAGCTTGGGTTTTTCCGGTTCTTTAACCGCTTTCGGCTTAGGCTGTGGCAAATCCATCCGCTTCAGCTTCACATGCGGTTTGGCCTTATTGGGCTGCTTCAGCTTGATTTTCAGCTTTGGCTTTTTCACGCCCGTTACTTCATCTTCAATATCTGCCATATCATTAACATTCTATCTAAAATCCTAGGATTTCTAGGATTGTTGGTAACTGTTTGTGGGATAAGGATTTCTGTTCAACAGGGTATCGGTTGGGCGTTGAGAGGTCAACCGATGTCACCACGAGTAATCATTAATATATTTCACTAATTCGGTATCCCCGCTATCTGATATTTAAATACTGTTAGATATACCCCCTATAGGATACTACCGATGGCAGTCAATCCATTTTTTGACAGGCTGGAAGCGCATAACGAACAAGCGCTGTTTGCCGACCTAGTCGACGAAGACATCCAAATCAGCGGCTTTGACGTAACCTACATCCACCGCAGCGAGTTTTCAGTCGATGAAATCTTTACCGAAGCCAAGGCATCCAAGTTCAAAGACTCTTTTGTTATTGAGGCCAGTATCAGCGATAACGTAACAGGCTGGCAGGGCACAAACGAGTTCATGAACCAGTTTGGCCTGAATATCGATAATACGGGCAGCATCAAAATCTCCCAACGCCGCTGGCAGGAAGCACAGGCTGAACGGGCATCCCAAGGCCTGAAGGTATTGGAACGCCCGCTGGAAGGCGACTTGGTTTACTTTGGCTATGGCCACGCTACCTTTACCAATAACCTGTTCATCATCAACCATGTTGATTTTGCAGATACCAATTGGCAGCATGGCCGGGCTTTCCTGTATCGCCTGCAGGTAACTAACTACACGCCGAACTATAACGAGAAAATTGAAACGCCGATATTTGACAGTATTCCCGAGCTCACAGAGCAGTTTGCCGCGATGGATTACTACAATGATTTGGCCACACAGAACCAAGAAGTCCAAGACAAGGCCGACACCCTTGTTAAGTTCGACGAGAAGAATCCGTTTGGAGGAACCTAATGCACACAGCCTTAACAACCCCTTTCTATCACGAAACAATCAAGCGGGTAGTCGTGATATTTGGCACAGTCTTTAACAGCCTGCATGTAATCGATGATTTCGGCCAGACCCGCAAAGTGCCGCTGTACTATGCTGCTAGAGACAAGTTCGTCAATTTCCAGCAAGAACGCCCCGACTTGTATAACATCAAGACAGAGCAATCCCTGCCTAGGATGGCGTATTACATGACGGGTATTGCCTATGCCCCGCAAAGGATGACGGATAAGCGCCAGCGCTTGGAAAGCCACGATACCAAGACAGTTCAGTTTAACCGCGTGCCCTACGACTTTACTTTCGAGCTGTATGTCAAAACCCT